GCAAGTCTGTTTTCATAATCTCCATCGCATCTTCATACCCAGATGTGTATGCAATGTTCCAGATTTCCTGGAGAGACATGTTCAGAAACTTTTGAGTGTACTCAACGGCATTACGCCCTTTTTCCAAAGACTTCTGAGATGGTTGAATTTGTTGCTGGCTCACGATATATCCTCAATTCTTAATACATACTTGTTGGTCTTAGCTGACTTGCGCCAGCCATGCACTTCTATACGGATGCCAGCATCCCGCACATGCTGCACGGTATCTGAATCCTGTATCTTCTTTATCCTGGTAGACACAGCACTTGCAGTGACTTGCACAGCCAGGATTTCCCCCTTGCGGATGCACAAGAGGTCACACCATCCCCAGAGGTCTTGTCGTATCCTGGCAAACGGATTCCAGTGTTCAACAATTGCGACTAAGTATCCTTGCTCCCGTAGGTACGCAAGACTTCTCTGGGTAGGTGTGACTTTGTTAGCCATCAGAAGGGAATGTCGTTATCGTCTTTTCTGACACTGTAGCGAGGCGCAACCTCTGTGGGTCTGCCCTCTTCCAGCTTCTTCTTCTTAAGCCAGTTGTCTTCCTTGACTGCCAGCAAGTTGTAGCCACGGCTGGTAGGCTTTTGCCAGATAGCCAGCTTGATTTTCTCTCCTGCTTTGTAATCCATTTCCAGAACCACAAAGCCTTTGTAGTCCGGCCCTTTGGGTGACTTGCGCTGGGATTCTTCCTCCCAATAGCAAACACCCATGCCGGGTTGTTCTTGGTGTGGATTAGAGGCCATTTCTTTCCTTTCGTAGTGAGTAACTGGCAAAGTCTTTGCCACCTTGAGAAACCATTGAAGTGTGGATTGGGTATCCCTGCCGCCGGAGATATTCGATATGTGCCGCCAACCTGAAGCTGCCATAGTTGTCCAAAGCCTCTCTGGGTGTTAGCGGCCCAATGTTTTCCAGGTGATTCAAAATATTGGCTCGTTGAGTTCCGAACCTGTTGGTGGCAGGGGTTCCGGCTTTGGGGGGTTGATAGTCCCTCCAGCTTTGACAATCTCGCCTTTCAGCTTGATGTTTGTGTATGCGTCAAACTCAGCGGTGATGGGTATGTTTGACTGCTTTAACAAGTCTAGCTTCTCAGCTTTCTCTGCTTCAGTAAACTTGGGTGACACAGAGATGCGGTGAACCAGTGAGCAGTAACCATCTATCCATTCTTCTGTGGTGTGATAGCTGGAGTAGGGATTGTTGTTGCCTGGGACAAAGAGGTGATATGCCCCATCTGCCACTTCCACTCCCACATCTTGCGGGACTTCATCAACACGTTCGACTGTTCCCATATCCACCGTCTTGCGGGGTTCAAAGTCTTGTACCTCTTCGGGTGTGTATACCCCAACCACGCAACCCGGATAGACCGCACGGATACCCTCTGATAAACACCTGGCCCTAAGCATTGCACGTGGATAGTTTTTCCAGTTGTTTTTACCTGCGATACCAATGGATTTCGCCTGGGCGAGCGTCCAAGTGACTTCAAGCGAACTCCCTTGAGGGTGGCTAAATACGCCTGTAACTTCTGCATCTGTGTATACCTTCCATTCAACTTTTCCACCAGCTTGCTGGAACCTTGCCAGCATTGCATCTGCTTTCAGAGCTGGACGGCCCTCGATGACATGAAAATCCCGCATGGCTATTGCCGGGTGTAGGTTCTCAGCTTGGCACAGCAACATGATTGCCATCGCCTCCTGTGGGTTCTTAAACCCAAACATCTTGCTAGTGGCAGCAACTTCTGCCATCTTCTGAATGTCTGCGAGTGGAACAATGTTGCTCATAAGAGTTTCTCCAAAATGGTTATGGTTAGGTCAATCAGGGAACAAAAGGCCATGATGTAAATGCTAAGGTTGGTCATGCTTGACCTCCCGTTGTTTCATCATTGCGTCTGCCCATGAGTAGGCTGAATCTTCAATCCAACCTGAATAAGCACCGCCTTGTTTTCTTATCTCTTCTGCTAACTTGGGATTAGCTAGCAAACCTTGCATGGCAAGACCAGCAAACCAGTCACGCAAATCCATGCCCTCCTCCAGCTTGGTGTTGCCAGTGGTGGGGTGTTTGTGAATAAAGGGATAGGCTTTCATTTGACTAAGAACCTCCGTGAACCTGGGACGTTGACAACAAACTTCTCGTACACATCCGGCATGGCAGACTGAAACAGCTTGCTGTCAAACCTCTCACTGTGTTTAGCGTTCTTCCACGTAGCCAGCACAGAACCGTCAAAGGTAGCGAGTTGGTTGCAGTCCTGCATGTAACCTTGCACAAGGGTCATCAAAGCCGCTTCCTGGGCCTCTAGAGCCTTTATCTGGCCCTTGACCACCTGTAGGGTGCGGCAAGCCTCTTCTACGCTCCTGGAGGCCATTTTGGTGTTGTCCAACCCTGTCGGGTATATCAGTCGTGCCTGTTCCGGAGTCTCGGGGGGAAGCGTTGTTCCGGCGGCAACATGGCCCCAATAGACAGCCATCTGCTGAACCAGCTCCTCTTTTTGGGAGTCGGTGACTTGGTAAGGAATGATGACAAGCTCCTGGCCCCCAAATAGGATAGCCAGATAGACTTTCTCCACACCCATGACGGCTGCTTCGTGGATGACTTGAGCAACATCAGCAGCAGGTGCGAGGCCAGAATCGTCAAACTTACTGCGAACCGCCATCGTGTAGTTCTTACATTCCACAAGAATCTTTTGACCATTCTCCCTGCCTCCGAAATCAAAGTGTGAGCGCATCCAGGAATGCTTGGGGTGGGTGTAGGCCTCCTCTATCTTGGTCAACTCAATCTTGAGCTTGTCCTGCACCAGCCTACCTATCACTGGTTCCATCACGTGTCCCATCTGGACAGCTTCGATGTTGGACAGGTCTGGAATCTCCATCTTGCCTTGCTTGGTGAGGATGACTTCGTTGGCTTTGCCACTGGCAGCACGGCGAGAGTCTCCTGACCACCATGCACTGTTTCGGGTTTCTGGGCTGAAGTCAGACATTGCTGGCCTCCTTCTGTTCAAACAGCACAGCATCATGTCCGCAGGGCTTGTTAGAGCAGCGTTGTATGGCGCAGAAGGGCAAGGTATCAAGAGGCACTATAAGGCCCGTTACAAGGCTTGTGGCCCGTATGACGGTGCATCTGCCAAGCTCAGGGTTGATGGAGTGCTTCTCCATCGCAAAATGTTTGCAATCAATACAGAGTTTCATGTGGAACTTCCTTTGTTTAGGTTAGGGTGAGACTTGATTATACATGGATTAGATTAGTGCGTGTAGGTGTTTACCCTCCTGTCTCTGTGTTCAAACAATTTGTGGTGGCGTAGCCTCAGTTTGCGTAGGTTCACATCACCCCCCGCATTTCCCATCCCATCAGAAAGTAATTCCAGCGGGTAGTGATAGCTGAGTTGGTGAACTTCTTACCATCCCAGGCCAGCTCTTCAGGGCTGTAGCCTTTGCCCACCATCATGGCAATGAATACTTGTCGTGCTCTCATGTGTTCTTCTCCTTAACGCCCCCGAGGGGGCATTGTTTTTAGTTTTTCATGTTGTTTAATGTTGCAAGAACATGGGCAAGATTTAAGGCCGCTTGAGTAAAGCGCAATGCGTCTTCACTTTTTACAGACTTGTCTATCTTTTCAGACAGTAACTTGATTGCAGTTTCAATTTCATTTTTCATGGGTTTTATCTCCATTTGTCCCACACTTTAAAACAGGTAGCGTGGGTAACCTGTAATTCATGTGTTCTTCTCCTTTGGTGGTGTGCAAGTGTGAATGGTGATTAAGTCTTGTGTGCGTTTGCCGCATCTTGAGCAGAAGTTCTGCTCTGTGCGCTGTGCCAATCGTTCTTTGGCGGCTACCAGTTTGGTATAGGCTTTGATTTCGTCTGTGCAAATAACATCATCCCAAGTTATATGTTTGCCATAACAATCAAAACCAGCTTGTCTAGCCATCTCAATAATTTCATCTTGTGTCATGTTTGTTCTCCGTAAATAGGGGGCATTCCCTGTTTGTTGGTCATCTCTCGCCATGCTTCTTCTTCTGCATCATCTATCTGTACCTTGCGCCAGCCGCTGCGCTGGGGGCTACGCTTGGCGCAACCCTCTACACAATCATGCAGACAGAGATTTGTATGGGGCCAGGTGCAATCGTTAGGGTCTTTCATTGCGGGGTCTTCCTCTCTTTAGTTTGGGGCTAGGGGCGGTTACTGCTTGCTCTTGTGTGCTGAAGTAATGTTCGTTAAAACATATCCTCCGGCGGTAGATGTAGTTTGCTTGTCTCGTCCTGCTCGTCACCACCTCTGTGGGGGCTTGGCATAAGGGGCATTTCATCTATGTCTCCTGTTATATAAAGGGCTGTGTTGATTACCCATGCTGGATAAACATCACCCTCTTTGTGTCGGGCTAGTATTCTCTGTGCTTGCTGGACGTTCATGTGGCTACTTTCCTTTCAGGCATACAAGGGCTACGGTAGTCCGTTGGGGGCTTGTTGCCCTTCTTCTTGTTGCATGGGGGGCATAGGGGCTGTAAATTGTTTATGTCCAATGCCAACTCTGGGTAGTACCTGCGGGGCTTTATATGGTCAATGTTCACTGGGTATCTTCTGCTAGGTTTTCTTCCACATTTACAGCAAACACTGCCATACCTCTTGATTGCTTCAAGCCTTAGTGCTTTCCATTCGGGGCTTTGAATAAACTTTCTGCTCACCACATACACATTGGTGACAATTTCTTCTGGGCTTAACTGGTCAGCCTTGTCCTGCCAAGCTCTGACCATCGCCTTCTTTCTAATCTTTAGGGCTAACCTTGTATTTTTTTTATTCACTTTTAACCTTTCAATCACGCATGGGGCATCCACCCGAGGGGGAACCTGTGGGTAAGTTATCCACAAGGGATAGATGCTCTCGTTTATCTAGACTATTCAGCTTGGGGGCAGCCCCCTTGCTAAACCCGACTTGTCGCTGCCCCGAGGGATGCTCACCCAGGAGACACAAGGCCAGTTCGTCACGCTTATCTGTATCTGTCGCATCAACATTTACAAGGGGTGGGTGATGCCCCCGTGCTTTGCTGCG